ATTCTCTAGCATCCAACAAGTTGCCCTACCTTCAAAGCAACCAATCTCTAGGATACTGTTGCAATCTGGCAACATCTTAGAAATGATTTGAAAGTTAGGAATGTTGTGGCTAAACCAATCTTGAGTGAAGTTATTCATGGTGCGGCTAGTAGCCTCCCTTCAAACGCATAGGTGCCTATGTGGCTTAATACCACCCACGGTGCTGCCCAGATTTGGCCACCCATTGCACGGTAGATTGAACAAAAATGATAATCCTCAGACAGTAACCGATTAGTGGATTCTTCAATGCTAGTTGCAAAGTACTCATGGATAATTTCCTTCGCCCCAATCGTGTTGCCGAGATCAGCAACGTCATTTGAATACGATGGAACGCTATCCTTGAGTTTATCGAACACTTCACGCTTTATTAGTAGAAACCCTGTACCCATGTTCTGCACTTCTACGGGCTGATCTACGGGCACGGTGACCGAGGGTGCATAGTTCACCAGGTTAACGACAAACGATCCTGTGTGGTATTTAAGCTGCTCATCAGGCACCCCCGCGGCAATAGCTTGGCGCACCGTAGCCCAATTGATTTCTTTCTTAGGATAGATGCCACCAATCACATCCTTGTCGGCCTGTAGCATGGTGACAACATCATTTGGATTGAAGTTAATGTCTGCATCGATGAACAAGAGATGTGTGCAGTCTGACTTCAGGAAAGCCTGGGTGAGAGCGTTACGGGCGCGAGTAATCAGGCTCTCATTGAACATAAAAGACATCATTGATTCGATGCCATGCCCCCGCAAGATGTTACCGAGGTTCAGCACCCCTTGAGTGTATGAGCCGGTGCACATACCGCCATACATTGGCGTGGCTATAAAAATTTTAGACATCAAAGCTCCAAAGGGTTAAAAGTAATGCGGAAATAACGATGCAAACAATGATCTTCTTGCCCCAATGTTTGTATTCATTCTCATAAGATGGGACTAGGACAGATTGCCAGAGCCTCTCTTCTTTAGTGGGTGGTTGTTGCATCTTCATACCCCTTGATTAACTCGACCATGATGTTAGACAAGTGCGCCAGCATCCGTGCGTCACGCTCATGGATGGTGTTGCAAGCCCCGACAAACCATTTCAAGTCTGCCTGTAGTGCCTTTGCTTCAGCAAGTAAGTGTTCGTTCATTGTTATCCCCTGTTAAAACTTCAATAGAAACAATACATTTGCCATCTGGAATGGGTAAGCCACGCCGTATTGAAACGTGGCCGACCTGTTTATCGTCCAACATTAAACCCGCATCCTGTAGTGCATCTAGGATCGGTTTGATGCAGTTATCGATGTCCATGAGCCTAAGATTTCTAGGCCGCAGGATAATATTCACATCTACCAACGCCCCCCCAAAAGATTCAAATTGGTGCAGCGCAACATACTCTGAGACGGCCTGTTTAAATTCAACACCACGCTTAGAAATGAAACGCCGGTGGCCACTAGCAATCCAGTAGTTGTTAATGGAGGGCGGGTACGGTAGATGTAAAACGTGTCGCATCAGAAGGGCACATCCCCATCATCCGCGTTCAGCTCCTTCGGATAGTTCTTAGTGACCATGTTGGGTTGACCGCTAATAGGAAGTGGTGGTTTCCAATTAGGATCAGGTTGCCAAGTGTCTTCGGCCAAGGAGATCAGTTGACCCCGTGCGGTTTGCTTAGTCCACGCGGTAAGCTTGACCTTGTCACCTGGTTTGTAATCCTTGGTCGCAATGACAAACCCCTTCCAGTCAGGGTGCGAATCCTTAACCTTCTTTTCGTTCATAAACAACACGCCTTTACCAGGCTGTTCAATGTGTCCGGCACTCATTCTGTTTCTCCTGCGTGAGCAATTGCTTGGTTAAGTACTGTTTTCTGTATTGCGCTAAAAGTCTCAATATAACCTTCGTTGGCACGGGCGAGTGCTTTGCATTTCTCTTTTCTTGCCCCCCCATCAAGTTTTTTGGACTTTCCAATCTTTTCGCACAAAGTTGCAAACTGCAAAATCCAATCTTCAGCGTCCATTGCATACAAATACGGTGTATCAGAGTCAGGCACCATCAAGGCAACCGTGCCAGTACGGTCTACAGCCTCTAAAACAGCCTCTGTAGCGTTTTCCGGCAGCTCTGGTAGTGGTTTTAAGGGTGTTGCGTCAAAACGCCCCAAATCCTTTGTTTTCACGGGTTCAAAGTCTTGGACTTCTTCGGGCGAGTAGAATCCTGTAACAGAGCCTGGGTAAACTGATCGAATGCCTTCACTAATGCAACGTGATCGGAGCATAGCTCGTGGAAACTTTTGCCACCCTGATCCTGGTTTGACAAGTCCGATTGATCTCGCTTGGTCAATTGTCCATGTGACGCTGAGCGAGCCACCGTTTGGATGGCTGAATGTTCCTGTGACTTTTTCATCTGTGTAAACCTCCCAATTAACTTTTCCACCGGCTGCCTGAAACCGAGCCATCATTGCATCAGCTTTGAGCGCAGGACGGCCTTGAATAACGTGGTAATCACGGGCTGCGGTGGCAAATGCGTGGCCTTCAGCTTGTGCGACCATGCCTAGAGCCAGCACCTGATTAACGTCTGTTAGGCCGAATAGTCGGCTATCTGCAATGGCTTTGGCCATCTGTTGCATCTCTACGAACGGTACGATATTGCTCATGTAAAACCTCTCATTTAACTAAGAAACGGCGTGAGCCTGGTTGTTGGATCACAAATTGTTCGTACAGGTCTTTATAGGCCGTCTTAAACAGATCAGCAGAAAAACGCATACTTGGTTTAGCAGACTTCCAAGAAACAAGCGTAGAACCATCCACAGACCTGATTTCAGCCTTGTCTTGCATCAGGTTGCGTATCTGTAATTCCACGGCATCTGCTTTGCCTTCAAGGTCTTTAACTTGCGCCTTAACCTGTCGCAAATATTCGATGGCTTGTTCAACCTGTTGAGTAGCCACAATAACTGTATCCGCTGATGAGACGGGATACACAAGTTTGGTTTGCTCGACACTTTCTGGGGTTGGTGTTTCGCCCGACACCACGCAGGCCCACAACTTAGCTTGTGCTTTGATGAAGGCATCTTTCTCTTCGTCAGTAAACTGAAAGTGGAAACTTTGGAACTCTTGACCGCCAAAGAGTACAGCGAGATAGACTTCTGAGACGTTGTGTACAACAGCTTCATGTAGACATTGTGCATAATCTGCGGGTGGTACACGGTTCTCTTCTGGGTCGAATTTGCTGCGAACCGAGGCATTATAATTTTTGGCTTCAACAAGAGCCGTTCCATCGACCGATATGAAGTCGAAATGCGACTTAAGCCAAGCCTCTTTACTGTGAGTGAGCGCATAATCTGCATCCTTGAGTTCAATGCCTAAACGGTCTTGTGCGAGGCGGCCAATGAGAGGCTGCATGATATGCCCCATCTTGACAGGTTCTAAGTCGCTGATGTCTTCGCGCTCATGTTTACCCTGTTTGATCAAAATAGCCTCTACAGCACGGCCATTAGCTGCCATACGGCTATCCCCCGACCACCAGGCACTATTGCGTACTGCGGGTGCGAAATCGTCTCTATCGTTCATTTTTAATCCTTAAAAAACGTAAGTTGTTCTGCGAAAGATAACTTTGCGGCTATGTGCCTTCATAAACACGCCTAGTTCAGGGAAATACCAAAACTGTTTGCGGCGATGACGCATCTTCATGTTTAGGCACCTCCAAGTGGTATTGCGCGACTATCTTGCCGTCAAGCAGGATAAGTGTCTTAGTTTTAATGTCGTGCCCTTGTTGGCGTAAATCTTTGATCCTGGCGGCTAGTCTGAAACATCCGCACCCCTCTAAAGCCTCAATGGCCGTGAGGGGGCGTTGCTCCAAAGCCTTGAGTATCCATTGGCTCTGGGACATGATTAGACCTCTTCTTTTAGTTCAAAGTATTTTGCTTGAGTACCGCAGCCGGTAGCTTCGTAAGTGCGCTCTGCTGCTGCGCTTGAGTTTCTTACTGTCGGTGTACCGTAGACCAGGCTGATGCCGGTTGGTCGGACACACTTTGATAAACCGTAAGTTTCTTTGTTGAAGTGTTTGCAGTTGATGCAAAATTTGACGGGTTCGTTCATTTTAAATCCTCTCATACTAATGGTTGAACAACGAATACTAATCACTACAACTACACTTTAAACTATATCATTACGTCATGCAAGTGTTATTGTTGCTCAATCACCACAAAAACACGCAATACCTTCTTCGTCTTGGTCAAACATAGACAATTGTTGTGATGCAAACTGCACCATACTTGCATAACTAGGATGTGCCTGGTTAAACCTTGCGTCAATTTTTTGTTCCATATTTGCCCACCAAATAGCACGTTCAGGCTTATCTTTTATCAAAGACATCAAATGGTCTGCTTTTTTTAAAAAACATAAATCACAATTGCTCAATAAAGAGTTACCGTTAACTGTAATTGTGTCTAAATTAAACGTTTGACCATTCCAAAAATCTAGAACGTCATTGACGCATACGCCTGCGGTAGCCAATGGTGTTTCTTTTATATCTTTGTTGTTACGCATCTTGGCAACTCTTCGTGGTTCATCAGCCCTGATGCCAACGAAAGTAACAAAATCCTTAAAACCTAAACTTTCCATGTACCTATTAATTGGAATGATTTTTAATTCTTGCGTACAAAATCTAGCAAATGTATTAGGTAAGTAATTTTTACGATTAATCATGGCCTCAAACGGTTCGCCATTGCGACTAGCGGTTTCATAAGTAAGTTGTTGCCATCTATCTTTAACTGCATCTGCGTTTTTAAACTCTAGCCAAACAATAGGCACATTCCAGTTTGTTTCGCAATCATTCACAAACTTCAAAGTTGCAGCATCTTCTTTTCCCGTATTGGCAAAGCAAACTACTGCATCACGGGGCAATCCATTGTTGGCTTGCAAGACCTGATACAACATATAGGCTGATGTTCTACCACCAGAGAACGATATACAAGTTGGTTCAGTTATCAAATAAGGATTCATCAAATACTCCTATGACTACTTGTCTCTTCCCGAAAACCCCCCTACCCCATGACAGAGTAAGTGAGTTCGGCTCTTCCCCCATTACGGGATGCATATGCTAACCATCGGTTAGACCCCTCGACTTATGCACTCAACCAGTCGCACGGATTGTTACGGATTTGCACCGGCTCACATAACCTCTGTGGCTTACCGTGTAACCCTTTTCTCGACAGCCACCAGGATGGGTGCATTGTTAACGCAGTCGGCACGGTTGCCGTTGGGGACGTAAAAAAGCCGTTAGAGGAAGTGTCCGGTGATGGAATCCT